GATATCATCTCCGACGAAGGGGATACCAAGAACAAGCTGATTGTTTACCCCCGATCCCTTAGCGATCGACTGGAAGGAGGGGTAGCGGGAGGTGACCACCTGCTAGTGTACGCCCGGCCTGAGTCTGGCAAGACAGCCCTGTGCCTGACCATTGCGGCAGGCTTCGCCCGACAGGGTGCCTTTGGCATCTATTTCGGCAACGAGGATAGAACGCGCAGAATGGTCGTACGAGGCGTTTCCTGCCTGAGTGGTATCCCACCTAGGGAGGTGTACCAAAACCCCGCCAGAGCGGCGCAGGTTGCGAAAGAGAGGGGGTTGGATAACATCCTCTTCGTCGGCCTATCTCCGGGTACCCCCTCGCAGATTGAGGAGTACGTTGAGAAGTACAATCCCAAATGGATTGTCGTGGACCAGATCCGTAACCTTCACGTTAAGGCGGGTTCCAAGGTAGAGCAGCTTGAAGAGGCGGCTAAGGCGATGCGCAACATCGCCAAGAAGTACAACATCGTGGTAGTATCTGTTACGCAGGCAGGAGACTCTGCCGAGGACAAGGAGGTGCTGACCCAGGGTGATGTAGACTATAGCAATACCGGCATCCCCGGTGCTGTTGATGTAATGATTGGTCTAGGCTGTACGCCTAGCCTGTACGAGAGGGGACAGCGATGTATATCGCTAGCCAAGAACAAGCTGGGCGGCGATCACTCGGCCTTTCATGTGAAACTCGACGGCCAGCTTAGCAGAGTTACAAGTATAGAGTAATACTGAACAACAGCTTACGCCTAACACTTTAGGCAGTTGACGTAAGCTAGTATTATATATAATATATAATATATATATATAATATTATATATATAATAAATACTATATATATAATATATACTATATAATATATATATAATACTATATATAATATATATACTATATATATAATACTAAATAGTATATATATATATAATAAATACTATAATATATATATAATATCTATCTATATATTTAATACTATGTACAATAATACAGATATCATTATAAAGCTTGATGAAGTACTTCTCCTACATCATAAATTCCAGTATGGATTGTCAAATGCTACACTCTGGAGAAGTGACAAGACAGGCCAGACTTGGTGTGCCTGTCTGGACACTCCCGGTGAAGCCGTACTATGGTACAAAGAAAAACCCGGAGGGGGATTGGAAGGTACTGGCCGCACCATGCTAAGGCAGGAATTCAAAGAAATGTTTACGTAAGCAAAGGACGATTTAATGGAGTACAACCTGCCGTGGTTCCTCACGGACCCAGCTGCTAAGTTTATCTATTGTTCAGATAAACCTTATCTAGTACTTGACTTCGAGACGACTAATCAGTATAATGGTTCTGCACTGGAGGAATCCAACGACATAGTGCTAGCTTGCTGGACCATCGTTAATCCCGCAACTCAAACTGAGAAAAGTTACCACAAGTTCGGCGGTGAGTACGATCAAGGTGAGCTACTGGATGCGATCTCCTACATCCAAAAGAGCAGGGGCTTTATCGTAGCCCACCACGCCAAGTTTGAATTGCAATGGCTAAAGCGCCTAGGCGCGGAACTGAGGGATGTGCTGGTGTATTGCACCATGCTAGGTCAGTGGGTTCTGGATGGTAACAAAAACCTTCCGCGTAATCTCGATGCCTTGGCAGCTACCTACAAGCTGCCTAGGAAGATCGACCTAGTATCCAGACTTATCAAGGCAGGTGTAGATCCAAAGGATATCCCAAAGAGCTGGCTTCTTGACTACTGCGCAAGAGACGTAGAACTAGCCAAACAGCTTTTCGAGATTCAGGTACAACAGCTCAAAGATCGAGACCAGCTACATCTAGCCCTAGCCCGCAACCTGTGTTGCGCAGTACTAGCCGACATCGAGATGGTCGGCATGAATCTGGATGCCGAGGCAGTCAATCGGGAGTACGAGGAAACTCTACTCGCCTACAACCAGACTTCGGCAGAGCTTTACACACTGACAGGAGGTATCAATCTAGCTTCCCCAAAGCAGTTGGCCAAGCTTCTCTACGAAGACCTAAAGTTTCCTATTCCCAAGGACTTTAAGGGAAATGAGATTCGTACAAAGACTGGCCTGCCTTCTACAAACGCGGCGCTTTTGGACAGGCTGAAACCCGAGACAGACGAGCAACGTAAATTCCTAGAACTGTATCGCAAGTACAACAAGCTAGATTCTCTGCTCACCAAGAACCTGAACTTCTTCAAGGGAGTAGTAGACGAATACAACTCTAAGTTCTACGGCATATTCAATCAGGGAATTACAGGCACACACCGCCTATCCTCATCAGGCCGCAAACTGAGGTTCAAGTCTTCTAATAAGGATCTCCGTGTGCAGTTCCAGAATCTGCCACGTGTTTACAAGAAGCTATTCTGGTCAGGAAATGAAGACTACGTAGTAGGAGAAGCAGACGGAGCCCAGCTGGAGTTTCGTGTAGCTGCGGATCTAGGAAAAGATCCAGTTGCTTACGATATGATTGCCACAGGTGGAGACGTTCACGCTGACACCGCTAAGGTATTTGTAGATTGGAACGCTTCCCACAAGAACAATCAACATCCAGACTTCGTTGGACTGGACTACAAGAAAGCACGTCAGCCAGCGAAGGCACAGTCCTTCAAACCCCTATACGGAGGACAGGGCAGCCACCCAGCAGAACGAGAGTATTGTGAATTTTTCAGGAAGAAGTACGAGGGTATCTCCCGCACACAAGATACTTGGGCCAAGATAGTTCTCGATAGAAAGGTACTACGAACTCCATATGGAATGGAGTTCTATTGGCCAGACACTAAACTAGTAAAGGGATACATCACCAACACAACCCAAATATACAACTACCCAGTACAGGGGTTGGCTACTGCAGAGATTATCCCGATTGCGTTGGTGTTCTTCTGGCACATGATTAGGGACAAGAACATCGTCGTGTTCACAACCATCCACGACTCAATTGTCTCTTACGTACACAAGGATGAGATCGAGGACTATAAGAGGCTAAGCAAGGAAGCCCTAACTACCTGTGTGTATAAGTTCCTCAAATCTGTCTACAACTATGACTTCGTAGTTCCCCTAGGTGTAGGCATCAAGATCAGCCGCAACTGGGGACAGTCCGACAAGGAAGAGATTTGGAATGTCTTCCCCGACGGACGCGAAGATTACAAGGAGAAATGATATGCCAAATGTTCTAGTAGGAGAGACCTGGCGTAACCGCGAGACCGGTCTTACCGTACAAGTTAAAGAAGTGCGCAAGCGTGGCCGGGGCTACTATGTAGTTGCTGAGGTGGAGAACAGTACCGAGGGCGGTCGTTATCGTCTAAAGGACTGGGAACGTCAGTTTGAGAAGATCGACTAAGAGGAGATAATTGATGGCATTTGCTAAGGGTATTGTTGAAGACGTAAGGGCTTACGACACCAAGTTCGGTAAGATGTACTCCATCATCTTGGAGGGAGAATCTTACGGCGCTGGTAAGGAGCCGCCGAAGGTTAACGCTGGCGATCAGGTAGAATTTGAATTCTCCTACAATGGCAAGTATCGTAACATCGACATCAAGTCGGGCATCAAGGTCACCGGCCGTGCTCCTGTAAACGGGAACAAGGGTGCTGTGACTAGTTCGCGCAACGATGATCGTCAGACCATCATCTCCAAGCAGGCTGCCCTTAACTCTGCGCTAGCTTTCGTGGATATGCTGTTAAAGGCCGAGGCTGTTCCGGGTATTACCAAGACAGCCAAGGCTGAGCAGAAGTACGGGATTCTGGAAGCGCTAGTACTAGACCGTGCAGACTTCTTCTACAAGCTGAACACGGGGCTTCCCGTCAGCCCGAGCGCAGCTACCGAAGCTGCCGAGAAGGCTGCTGCCGACGGCGAATGGGAGTAAAAGGTAAACCCCATAATAACAACAAATGGAAGGGGTTATACCACTCGCTTTTGTATTTGCTATAGCTTACTTTAGCTATTCTAACAAAAGGAACTCCCACTAAATAGTGTGTTCTAAGTATTGCCCCGGCACTCCCTCCCTTACCAAACCTAAATTCCTCTGAGTCCTTTAGCAGGTAAGGTTTAATTGCGGAGTGTCGGGGCCTCTTTTTCTATAGGATATTGAATTGAAAATTCCACAGTGGGCACGAGGGCCTAGAGCCCAGCTATTCGGAACAGGCTTTATACAAGTACTATTCGTAGCAGCTAATACTGCCTTCATCGCCGCTTACGCTCTGCTAGGTAATCTATTAACCGCGTTCGCTATCTCGTGGGTATGGACCTACAACGTCAGGCGTGTAGTCTTCGGTGATAACAAAGACAGGTTGGCCTACGCAGTAGGCGCTGCCTTAGGTAGTGTCACTGGGACCGTAGTCGCTAACATTCTGCTTTGAGGTGTGCATTGAATAGATACCCTGATAACAACCCTAAGAGCCTGCAGGGAAGCAAGAAAGTACCGCTTGAACTGGTACCCCCCACCGCCATCCATTACTGTGCTATGGCAATGGAGGACGGTGCCCGTAAGTACGGGCCGTACAACTGGAGAAAGATTCCAGTCAGCGTAACCCCCTACTACGCTGCGGCTAAGCGTCACCTAGATGCGTTCTTCGACGGAGAGGAATGCGCCTCTGACTCTGGCGTTGAGCACGTGGCTCACGCTATGGCCTGTTGCGCAATTCTTCTGGATGCTATGGCCTGTGGCGTTCTAATTGACGACCGCCCCCCGAAGGGGGCAACTGCCAAGATTCAGGCGGAGTATTTGAAGAACAAGGAGGTACAACTTGAGGCAAGCAACAGAGTCCCGAACTGCAACTGAGATCCCATGGTCAACCATTGGCTATCTAGTAGCTAAGCGTACTTATGCCAGACGACTAGTAGAGGATGATGTAGACTCTCCTACGGAAGAGTGGGAAGATATTGTAGAGCGGGTAGTTAAGGCATCCAATGAACAGCTTAACTGCATGTTCTCGGAAGAAGCACAGGAGAAACTACGGCGTTATCTACTGGAACTTAAGGGGCTAGTAGCTGGCCGCTTCCTGTGGCAGCTGGGCACCAAGACTGTAGATCGTCTAGGTCTGGCCTCCCTGCAGAACTGCGCGTTCACTACGGTAAACAATCCCGAGGCGTTCTGCTGGACTTTCGATCTACTGATGCTAGGGTCCGGAGTAGGCTACAATATCCAGAGGGAGTACGTACAACAGCTTCCTCCAGTCTCACCTGACTTTCGTCGTCCTGTCCGCAACGATAGTCCAAGTGCTGACTTTATCGTTCCGGATACCCGAGAGGGTTGGGTGCAGCTGCTGCGGGAAACCCTGCGGTCGGCTTTCAGCCAGCCGGCTTCCTATCCTAAGGGGTTCTCTTATTCTACCCAGCTTATCCGGAGCAAGGGTGCTCCGATCAAGGGCTTCGGTGGAGTGGCTAGCGGCCCCGAGGATCTGGTTAGGGGAATTGAGCAGATCAGCCTCATCCTAGAGAGCTGCCGTGGGCAGAAGCTGCGGCCTATCCATTGCCTCGATATCATGAACATCATCGGCAGTATCGTGGTAGCAGGTAACGTCCGGCGTTCCGCTCAGATTGCCATCGGTGATTACGACGATGAGGAGTTCCTAAAGGCTAAGCGGTGGGACCTAGGTGCTATTCCCCCGTGGCGTTCTAACTCCAACAACTCGGTAGTCTGCGACGACACTTCCAAGTTGCCCCAGCTATTCTGGGATGGATACGAAGGCAAGGGGGAACCCTACGGTCTAATCAATCTAGACTTGGCTAGAAAGGTAGGCCGGGCATTTGATACCCGTTATCCCGACCCCCGCGTAGCGGGCATGAACCCCTGCGCTGAGCAGACACTGGAGGATGGAGAAACCTGCTGTCTGGCTGAGATTGTCCTGCCTAATGTAGAGTCAAAGGAGGAGCTACTAGATATCGCCAAGCTGCTGTACCGTGTGTGTAAGCACAGCCTAGCACTGGACTGCCATCTGGCTAAGACAGCTATGGTTGTTCACCGTAACATGCGCATGGGCATCGGGGTGACTGGGTACCTACAGGCGTCGGAAGAGCAGCGTAGCTGGCTTCCGCTAGTCTATGAAGAGCTGCGTGAGTTTGACAAGGAGTACTCTGCCCTCATGGGATTTCCCACTTCCATCAAGCTTACGACTGTCAAGCCTAGTGGTACGCTAAGTCTGCTGCCCGGAGTGACGCCGGGCTGCCACCCGGCTTACGCTACCTATATGATTCGACGTATCTCAGTATCGGCTAATTCCCCTCTCGTGGAGGTTTGCCGCCGCAACGGATACAAGGTAGAGTATCGCCGTCAGCTGGACGGTACGGAA